AGCTGAGCTTTAGCTTGAGCGGCTTGTGTGTTAGATTGTGTTTGCGCTTGTATATTTTCTAACTGCATTTGCCTGTCTCGTTCTTGTTTTTTCTTTCTACGTAGTTTTAATATTTTGTTTGCTAGTTTTACATTGTTTATTTCTCTAACATCGATAGCATCTTCTAACTCGATACTTTGTTTTGATAAAGCTTGTTGTATATTGTTTTCTAATAACATTTTTTCTTCTTCATCTGGTTGTAATTGTATAAATATACCAAAATCATATAAGTATAAACTAGATATTTCTTCTAACGTGGCAACATTATGAACGCCTATGGCTTGAACAAAAGCGTCTGCTGTTGGTGAATATTCTAATATATCAGAAATTCTAAGAGACAAACACTCTGCTGTTTCAGCCGTTAAAAATAAACCAGCTTGCAGTATATGTCTTGTTGCTGTATTACTATTAGCAGCAGCTAATTTTTGCACACCAACTAAAGCGTTTTTATCTGGCATACTACCATCTCTAGCTTCGTTAAGCCCGGTAGTATCTCTAATCATTTGTAAATAATAATTATAATTAGCTATAAGAGCTTGCATTTTATTACCACCACTACCACTAGTTATTTCTTGTATTGGTACTTTGCCAGGATTTAAATCACCATCTTGTGTGAATGATCTACCAATAACACTACCTGTTTGGAAGAACATGTTTAAAGCTTCTTGTGGATTATAATTTGTACCGTTACCTAAATCTATTTCAGCTAAACCATCAGCGTCTAAATAAACACCATCTGGCACCATACGCGACATTACTTGCTGTAGCTTTAAATGAGTAAGCTGTATCATATCAGCAAAACCAGTTATTCTACCAACTAAAGATTCTATTTTACCCTCGTACATACGCGGAGCTACTATACTATAATTCATTTTTACTTTAGTATAATCACTTTTAGGGCGAAGCATATTTCTTGCCATTTCCCATTTTAAAAGTTTATTAGTACCTAGTATTATAGCGCCATCATATAAAACCTCTATAGATCTTTGTAATTTAGCGTATTGACCTTCTTTATTTTCAGGTGGATTAAATTGATCGTCTTTTTCAATTATTTTATCAGCACCAGTACCAGTTTCTTTAACTTTATAAACTTCGTTCATATAAGTTTTATAATTAAAATATAAAACTTGTATTGTGTTAGTATCTTCTTTGTCTCTAGTATAATTATTATTATAATTAGATCTGTAAAAAGATTTATTTTTCATTATCTCATCAAGATCTTCGTGCTCTAAAAAAGGAAACTCTTTTGCTAGTTCATTTACAGGTATATGTTTTACTTCACCAACATAATATATATCTTCAAAATAAGGTGAATCTGTATACGAATAAACAAGGTTTGCTGGATCTACATACTCAACAATAGCACCTTCTGAAGTATTAAAACTAGTTTTAACAGCACCAATACCTAGAACTGTTAAATCATAATAAAAACGTTTTTTAATTAATTCATAGTTACTACCTTCCAACAACATGTTAATACCTTGTTCTTGAGCTAATTCGATAGCTTGCTTATAAGATAACTGCATGTGTAATGCCAACTCTTCTTCTGACTCAGGTAATTTAGAAGGATCGTTTTCATATAAATCAACACCAAACTTTTCTTTTGCAGAATCATTAAAGTCTCTAGTATTCATGTCTTTTAACAAAGACTCCATATAAGCTGTTCTTTGATACGCTCCGTATTGATCTTGAGAAAAAGCTGTTACGTCATAAGTTCTTTCAGCTATACCATTTACAACTATATCTACAAACTTAGGTATAATAGGAACAGGCGTCCAGTCTAAATTTAAATAAGACAAATCACCATTAATAGATAATTCATCTTTATATTTTTGTATTGACTGCTCACCTCTTGCGTATAATCTTAGTCTATGAAAGTCATTACGACTATTCATATATCTATTTAAGTTTCTATCATTATTAAACCACTCTGCTTCTATAGCTTTAGCGACTTTTAAACCATAGTCATAACTTAACTTTTCAGCATCACTTACAACTTGACTAGGAAAATAACTTTTATTAGAATATCCCATATTTATTCTTTGATTATTTGAGACATATTTCCATTATTAGAATACTTAGAAATATGTATATTTAATTTTGGTTTTTCAATTTTAACGTTTGGCGCATACAAATGTCTATTGCAAGCCATTATAGCTAATCCACTACTTATCGTAGCATCAAACTTTGTTCTTTTATTTATGTCAAACTTAGCCCAATCATTTAACAATTTATTAAAATAAAGATCTCCATAGCTTCCATCTTGTTTCATACCTACGTGATCTTGTATGTACATTTCAATAGCTGCTGCATGAGCTTGTTTTATATCTTCACTAGAGTTTGGTATACCACCTATTTCTTTTTCAGCAACAGATAACTTGTTCCAAATTTTATCTGGCCTATTC